AGACTAGGGATATGACTAGAGCACAAGTTGTGAAAGCAATCTTCCGTGTTCTAACTCTTGAACTAGGTCGTTGCAATGTACCACTCATCGTTACTAACCATACATATGACGTGGTAGGTGCATACGTCCCAACTAAAGAAATGGGTGGAGGATCTGGTCTTAAGTATGCTGCCAGTACAATTATTTTCCTGAGTAAATCTAAAGAACGCGACTCTAACAAAGAGATCGTTGGTAACATTATCAAATGTTTGACTGCTAAGTCACGCTTCACTAAAGAAAATGTAAAAGTAGAAACGAGGTTATTCTATGACTCAAGGGGACTTGACAAGTATTACGGACTATTGGAATTGGGTGAGAAGTATGGGGTATTTGAACGTAAGGGTAATCGTGTTGTTGTCGGGGAGTCTAGCGTCTTCCCTTCTGTTATTCTCAAGGATCCTGAGAAATACTTCACCAGTGAAATAATGGATAAGTTGGAAGAAGCAGCGAAGAAGGAATTTGCATATGGATCTTGAATCTTTCATCAAGGTTTATGATGATACCATCTCTAAAGAAGTATGTGAGAATGCAATTCGTCTCTTTGAAAAAGAAGAGCACGAAGTTTGGGATAGAGATGGTCGTCCTACCTTCGCACAATTTAATATCACCGAGCACGTTGAAAAGGGAGCACATAAAGATTGGGACATAATCCAATCAACATTGATTCAGTCTGCTCACGATTTCATCCAACGATATATGGATGAGTGTGACTGTAGGAAATACTTTCCTATGAAGACATCACTTGAACAATTTAGGATCAAGAGATACAATCCAGATTCAGAAGATCAATTCAAATGGCACGTCGATGTGGGTGACCACGAGTCTGCTAAAAGAATGCTTGTGATATTCTGGTACCTCAATGATGTTCAAGAGGGTGGAGAGACTGAATTCAAACATATGAAAGTTACTCCTAAACGTGGTAGAATGTTAGTGTTCCCACCCACGTGGACATATCCTCACGCAGGACTACCTGCAATCTCTAACGCAAAATACATCGCGGGAACGTACATCCACTATGTCTAATTCTGTAGAAGGACTCGTAGTAACAAACTTGATTCATAATCAAGATTTTACACGTAAGACACTTCCACACATCAAGCAAGAATACTTCGAAGATTACAACAACAAAATTATCTTCGATGAACTTGCAAAATATTTTATGGAATACGATGCTCTCCCTTCAAAGGAAGCATTGAGTATTGAAATTGAATCAAGAGAAGATCTAAACGAGACTACGTTCTCTGAACTAAAGACATCTCTTGTAAATATGGTTGAAGAACCACACGAGATTGATTGGTTAGTAAACACTTCAGAGAAGTGGTGTCGTGATCGTGCTATCTACAACGCACTCCTTGAGTCTATTCAGATTGCTGATGGCAACTCTGAAACAATGGGACGTGATGCTATCCCAAGCATCTTATCTAATGCACTATCAGTTTCTTTTGATAATTCTGTTGGGCACGACTACATCGATGATGCTGATCAACGTTATCAGTTCTATCATAGAGTAGAAGAAAAGGTTCCTTTTGATATTGAGTTACTCAATAAGATTACTAAAGGTGGTCTATCTAAGAAGACATTGAACATTGCACTTGCAGGTACAGGTGTTGGTAAGTCTTTGTTTATGTGTCACTGCGCTGCTGCTAATCTTTCTGCAGGACTAAACGTGTTATACATCACGTTGGAAATGGCAGAGGAGAAGATTGCTGAACGTATTGATGCTAACTTGATGAACATTCCAATTCAATCATTGGAGACATTGCCTAAACCAATGTTCGATTCTAAAATTGAAAAGGTCAACAACAAAACAAATGGTCGTCTTATTATCAAAGAATACCCTACTGCATCTGCACACGTAGGACACTTCAAGGCACTGTTACAAGAACTTGCTATCAAGAAATCGTTTGTACCAGACATCATTTATGTTGATTACCTTAACATTTGCAACTCATCAAGATACAAAGGTGCTATAGTTAACTCGTACACATTTGTTAAATCTATTGCTGAAGAACTACGTGGACTTGCAGGTGAACATAATGTCCCTATCGTATCCGCTACTCAAACTACTCGTAGTGGGTATGGCAATTCTGATGTTGACCTGACAGATACTTCGGAGTCATTTGGACTCCCTGCTACTGCAGACTTTATGATTGCTCTGATCTCTACTGAAGAGATGGAAGAGTTGAATCAGATTATGGTGAAACAACTTAAGAATAGATATAATGATCCTACAGTGAACAAGAGATTCGTTGTAGGAGTTGACAGGGCGAAGATGCGTCTGTATGATTGTGAAGAACAAAAGAAGATCGTTGACTCTGGACAAGAGGAAACGGTTGATGCATCTGACATCCTATCCTTCTCTAAACAAAACTTTAATGATTTCAAAGTATGACTGAAAACACAGCAGAATTTCGTGAAGAACCACAGGTAACGGAGAAGGATTTCTCCAATCCTGCTGAGCGTATCCCTAAAGGATTCCAAGAACCTCAAGGAGTGGCAGGTAAAAAGGTTGCTGCTAAACGTAAGAATCAAAATGAAACAAACGAACCCTTTGAAGTTGATTACGAAGAGTATTTTAAGTTTGTAAACTTGACCACCAGTAAAGAGTCAAAAGATTTTGATGCACTGATGGAACGTTATGAAACTCTCAAAGGTGAGGGTTGTGACATTGAGCGTCTTGATACTGCTGCCTCTGGTCTTGTTGCTGAGGGTGGTGAATTTATGGAGATCGTTAAGAAACTTAAGTTCCAAGGTAAACCCTGGAATGATGACAACAAAGAACATCTTATCCTCGAACTCGGTGATATTATGTGGTATGTCGCGAATGCTTGTATGGCACTCGGTGTAACTCTTGATGAGGTTACCTTCCGTAACTCAGTTAAACTTGCAACACGTTATCCTGAGGGTGAGTTTACTGTTGTTCGTTCTGAAAACCGTAAGAAGGGGGACAGGTAATGGGAGCAGAAATGCTTGCAGCACCAGACACAGTTGCAATGCTTGGTCAAGCAGCAAATGCCTGGAACGCAATCTCTTGGGAAGAATCTATTCCATTCCTAATTGTTCTTATCGGTCTCTACTGGGTCAAAGTAAAGATTGATTCATCAGTTGGACTCAGTAAGAAAAAAGGAAGACAACTTAAGAATATTATTAAGGAGGCAATAGAAGAAACTAAATGATTTTCTGGATTGGTTTCACCCTTATGTTTTTTAATGAGGGTTTTGTTATGATGCGCCACGTATCACCGTGGTTCGGCAGACGAAGAGATGCTATCATCAACAAACTAGGATCGAATGTTTGGTATCGACTTCACGGTACTTTAGATTACACTTGGATTGCACTCGTGACTATTGGTCTTATTGTTAATCCAAATAGACTCATCCATTTGTCAGCATTAGCAGTCTTTTGGGTGAGTTCTTTCTCAATATTCTACCTACCAAGGTGGAAGAAGAGATAAATAAAATTGGTTCGAGATGGATCGTGGAGAGTGCTTGACACTCTCTTTTTTTATGCTATGATATATTTGTAAGAGAGGGACGCTTCTTTTACTGGGAGTGACTGAACAAACTTACTGGCATACTGCTGGTTAAGGTGATGAGACACAGGTGGTGCTGCTGCGAAAGCAGAATCGACTTACCAGTCGGGTCTCAGGCAAAGATGTATTTACTCTGTAGTAATGCCCATCTTTTGTTGGTACACAGTAATCCAACCTCCCTCCACACACCACACATAATCAGGTCTATGAATATCTTCGTAACAGACCCTGATCCAATAGCATCTGCCAGAGTGCTTCCTGACAAACATATTGTCAAGATGCCACTAGAAACCTGTCAGATGCTTTCTATTGTCGGATCAGAAAAGTGGGGTCACGGTTTCGGTGACCTACCAAAACTTGACGGTACACCTTACAAAACAGAGAAGGGTGCCTTTCGTAATCATCCCTGTACAGTATGGGCAAACAGTTTTGTACTCAACTGGCGATGGTTAATCACACACGGTCTCGCACTGTGCAATGAATACACATTACGCTATGGCAAAATCCACTCTTGTCAATCCACCATTGAACACGCTAGTAAAATCTTTCCTACAGGTGATCCTACGGGTCGTAGTGGGAAACATCCTACTCCATTCGTCAGAGCAATGTTCGACGAGTTCAAACAAGATCAATCAATAGATACCTTCACTGCATATAGAAGGTATATCGCTGCAAAACCTTGGGTCAAAGATAACTATCTACGTTTGCCAGAACGTAAACCTAATTGGGTTTCATAAATACTTAAAAAGTATTCCCACGATGGCAAACAAAGGGTTACAATTTGAACACGCAGTGATGTACTCGGCAACGAGTAAGATCATCAATAAGAATGCGGATAATCAAAAGGACTATGAAGATGCAGCAGGTCGTATAAACAGCATCCCCAATGACATTCGGTCTACTGCTGATCGAATTGTCGAATCAATGGCACCTAGTAATAACGTTGAAGCACGGCAAAAATATTATCAATCGTTTCAAAAAATGTCTGGTGGTGGAGAAGAACCAAAGACTGACATTATGTTTAAGTCAGCGGGTACGATATACCGATGCTCTATGAAGTGGGGTAAATCTTATCAGTTGACCTCAGCAGGTATCGATAAGTCAGTTCAAGTATTTCAAAAAGTATTAGCAAAGACTGCTAAACAATGTGGTGGTGGACAGCAAGATGCACAGACACTTGGTTACTTACAGTTGATCTTGGAAAGGATTAATAACAAATGTGAGAACGCAAAGGGTACAGTTGATCAACCTACTGCTAAAAAGGTGTTATCCGATATTAAAAAGTCAGGTGGATTGAACGAACAGTTACAAGAAGTGCTAGGTTCAAAGTCAAAACCTGATGGTGCTAAGGCATATGATTGCTTCAAATATAATCTGACACACGAGTGTATGACAGGTGCTATGTTATTCAACAATGACGACAGAGCAGCAACCCATTTACTCACTGAAGCAGGTGTCAAACCTATTGACGAGAAGGCAGTCCGAGATGTGATGAAAGTGGCAGGTGTCAGAATGTCACTGAAGGGCAGGGGTAAGGACAAAGTTACAGGTGTCCGTCAGAATGCCATTGTGATCCGATACGAGGTATAATATAGGTATGGCAAAGCAGAATACTCACCTCGAACACATCGAGGATGACATCTTGAACCAAGGATCCAAAGGTGGACACAATGCCATTGCATTTCTCAGGGAACTGGGCAAGATGCTGACTGAACCTGCATCAGGTGTCGGTGTTACTACTAAGTGGGACGGTGCTCCTGCTGTTATTTGTGGTAAACATCCCTCAACTGGTAGGTTTTTTGTTGGTACTAAGGGTGTCTTCGCTAAGATGCCAAAACTTTGTATGAATGATGAGGATGTTGATAGTTATTACAGTGGAGAACTGGCAAAGAAATTAAAGATGTGCTTGCGTCTCCTCCCTCAGGTACCTATGAATGGTGTATTACAGGGTGATTTATTGTTCACAAAAGGTGATGTGTCAACAAAGACGATGAATGGTCAGAAGTGTCATACTTTTATGCCAAATACCATCACATATGCTGTACCTGTTAACACACCTATGGGTAAGAAGGTAGCAACAAGTCAACTTGGTATTGTATTTCATACCACATACACTGGTGGTCCTACACTCAGGGATATGAAACCTGGATTTGGTGTAGATGCAAGAAGAATGCAGGGCACACCTAACGTTGCAGTATTCTCTTCAAACTTTACTGACGCTACAGGTGCTTCTACATTCAAACCTACAGAGAGAAGTAAGTATGATCTGTTAGTTAACCGTGCAGAGGGTTCTCTCAAGCAAGCATCTAGATTCTTAGACATCCTACAGACGAGTGGTGAGGGTAAGTTTATGCTTGCTGCTATGTTCAAGGTATATTTCAACTCATTTATTAGGACTGGTAAACCTATCACAAATGCACAGCAAGTTGCACTAGGATTCTCTGCATTCTATGCAGCAGCACTTGATAAAGAGATCAGTCTGAAGAAGCAAGAGACAACCAAGAAAAAGTATGCCACTATTAAAGAGAATGGTATGAAATTCTTGAATCAAAATGGACGTGCTGTGTATATGACTGTTGCATCTTATATGAATATCACTGCTGCCAAGGCGGTTATCATCAAACAACTCAACAAAGTCAAAGATATTGGTACATATATTAAGACTGATAATGGATACAGAGTCACTGCACCAGAGGGTTTTGTAGCAATCAAATCAGGTTCTGCACTTAAAATTGTAGACCGTTTGGAGTTCTCTAGAGCGAACTTCACAGTAGAAAAAAATTGGGGGTGATAAATAGAAATGGAAAACACTAACATATCAATGAAGTTCAGTCAGTTTATAACTGAGGCACGCACCGCTGCAGGTGAAGTTGCTGCTAAGAGAGGACTCCAACACGCAGGGCACGGTTACTATGCTGATAGGCAAGGTAACATTGTTGCTAAGTCTGAAGGAGGGAATCGTCTTGTACCTGTATCAGGTAAAGAAGCAGAACAAGCACAGAGTGGAGCAAGTCAAGGTGCAGCAGAAGATGAGCATATTGAAAGCGGAGAAGGTCTTGGACATATTGCTCTAACCTTTGGACGTTTCAATCCTCCTACTGTTGGTCACGAGAAATTATTGAACACTGTTGCTGAACAAGGTGCTGATAGTTATAGAATCTATCCATCACGTACTGTGGATCCTAAAAAGAATCCATTGGAACCTGATGTTAAGATCGATTTTATGTCAAAGATGTTCCCGAATCATTCGGATGCTATCGTTAATGATGGCGATATGTCTAACATCTTCAATGTACTTTCTAACCTCAATCAAGAGGGTTACTCAGAAGTAACGATGGTTGTTGGTTCTGATAGAGTATCAGAATTCAAAGCATTGCTTGAGAAGTACAACGGTCAGGCATATGAATTCGAGACACTGAATGTAATGTCTGCAGGAGAAAGAGATCCTGACGCAGAGGGTGTAGAAGGTATGAGTGCTTCTAAGATGCGAGCGTTTGCAGCATCAGGAGACCTCGAAGGTTTTGCTCAGGGTGTACCTAGCAATGCAAAGAAACTTGCTGAACAACTAATGATGGAAGTTCGTGCAGGTATGGGTATTCAAGAACAAGAACAGGAAGAAGAGGTTTCTGAACTCTGGGACATCGCTCCTAAGTTGGATCAGGAAAATCTTCGTGAAGCGTTCTTCGAAGAAAAAATCTTTACAGTTGGTTCTATAGTGGAGCACTTAGATACAGGTGTAAGAGGAACAATCGTAAAGAAAGGAACTAATTATGTAATCTTTGAGACTCCACAAAACTATCGATTCAACGTTTGGTTGTCTTCTATTATGGAAGTCAAAGAACTACACAAGTCAGCAGACGATGGTAGTGGAAACGACTGGAAGATAGGCACTGACACATACAGACAAGCAGTTCAGGCAATGACACCTGGGCAGGGAGTCAAGAAGTTCAGTGATTTTAGAAAGACTAAATAGTATTACGCAAATTTTCGACAGATGGATTTAAAATTAACTTCGAAACTGCTGAAGTATTCACCAGCAGACGTACAATCAGTAACTTACGTTGTTGAATACGCAGAGCATAACTACACTGGAGAGGCACGTGATGCCTATCTAGAGAAGCGTCTTGTCACACCAACTGAGAAGGCAATCGCTGAAGTTATTATCGAAGGAAAGGCAGGTCTTTGGTCAAATATTCACGCTAAACGCAAGCGTGGTGAAGCACCTGCTAAGAAGGGTGACAAGGATTATCCTAAGACCCTAAACGTTGAGCATCACGAGAAGGATGCTGACGGTAAAGTGATTGAGCACGAAATTGAAGCAGATGGAACTCCATCTTCAGTAGAAGAAGGTAGTGCATATGGTATTACCAAAGGATCTGGTAAGGCAGGTGGTGCTATGAAAGATTTCCTTGATAAAAAAGCAAAGAAATTAGAAGCAGCAC